CCACTGATGGTGTTGGTGTGCTCTTCAATGATGGCACTTACCTGTTCCTCGGAAAGTCCCATGCCCTTTAGAAAGTTTCTAGTTACTGACATATTTTCCGCTCCTTTACTTTGATTTCCGTTCTTTGAGTCCAGAGCAACGGAATTTCTTTACCGTTGCACCGATTTTAACATATCCGCAAACAATCACAAAATCTGAATTTTACTTTTGTGAATATCATGACATAAGTTCATTCTTCAGGATTTCCACATACTCACTCATATGGTCTTCAATTCCTGGCCTCAGGTATGGCTGTGCACGCATTTTGATTGTGCCCATCTCAACATAAATGGCATACTCCACGGATGTTCCAATGGTTACAGAGTCCTTCCCCACTTCATGGGTGATAGAGTTCCTCAATGTGCCACCTCTATACCCTTTCTTGTGGGTGCTCTCAGGTGTGCCAACAGGTGTGATTTCCTTCACATACCTTTCAGCCTGCAGGCCCACTGCAGTCATCCCTCTTTGTATGGCCTGATTCAATTCACTGATAGTCTTTGGTGCATTGTTTTTAGTTATCGAAAACATCATGATTTATCACCCCTTCCTGAAAAATATGAGGCCCAAAACGGATTTTCAGCGTCAAACAGCTTTTTTTCACGTTTGGTCATATTGTGCGGATAGTCAAGAAAAAGGTTGTATATCTTTGTGCCATCAAAGGTTATAAGCATTTCCCCATCTTTGTCAGAATCCACCCATGATACATGGTCACCGGGGTTTCTTTTGTAAATATCCTTCTTACTTGGCACTACCGCCACCACCCTTTTTCTGCTTTGACTTATCAGTGTTGATGTACCCTAAAATTTCCTCTAATCCATCAGCTTTCTCCAATGATTCAACATCAATGAGCAGGTTGTTTTTTGTGTATGATCGTCTTTTCCTTGCGGCAAACCTTGTCAAATCATCATCAAGATTATGCCACCCATTGACATATCCGGCCACATTCGGATTTTGCAGTTCAAGATACTGGTACTGTCCGTCTTTCTTCCTGATCACGGACGAATGACAGCCTGTGTACAGGATGTACTCTTTTCCCTCTTCCATGTTCTTCATCAGCTTGTGTGCACCTGCAACATCATTCTTGGTTTCATAGGCCCAACTTTTAACACCGGGCATTTTGGCTATCTGATGACTGTGTATCCTGTTTGAAAAATAGTCCTTGCTGTTGCCACCTCTGAAATCAAGAACACGATAGCCTGCCCTATTGCCAACATAGGTCAGACTCATGGAAGCGCATGACCCGGATGTTTCATCCCCACCACCAATAATGCTGATTATTTCATCATCAGTTGGCTGTTTGTCATACTTCTTGACAGGGTTGTACTCAATATTGCTGTTTTTTAACTGATTCATTATCATCTGGGTTTGGAAATCGTATGTTTTACTTTGCACTGTTTCAGGCTTTTTCTCAGATTCAGAAGGTACAGGTTCAGGGCTTGGCTTTGGCTGTGGTGCAGGTTTGGGTGCAGGTGCAGGCTTTGGTGCAGGCTTAGGCTGTGGTTTGGGCTTTTTACTAGCTTCCCACTGGGCATATGTCTTGTAATCAATCACATCATGATAGGCTTTGCCCTCAGCGTCATACTTGATGGTGTTATCAATGCGCTTTTCATTCCTCGGCTGATACTTCTTGATTCTGGCAACCAGTGTGCACCGGCAGTTGTACACAAGATATGCAGGTGCAAACGGATCACCGGGATATTTGATTTCATCTGACCTGTAATGGAATGATTCATCTTCCGGCACATGCTGTCCATCCAGTTCCCTGTGTGCATCACGGGTGTGATGATCAAGAGTGGCAAGCCATTCCTTTTCTGTTTCTAGGCCCAGTTCATTGGCATCATGTATTGCCTGCTGTCTGCCGGCATTCTGTGCACCTGTCATGGCTGTTCTGGCAAAGGTCTTCATCAGGCTTGAATTGGATGTGCTCAGGCCCTCTGCAATCCGCTTGGAAATATCATCAAGCTTTTCACCCTGAATGATTCCCTGAGTCACTGCAGTGTTTACCCTTTTCTCATCCCAGATATACTGCTTTGGCTCATTGATTTTCCATTCTGGGAGCATCTTGGGGTTCTCCATCAGCAGTTTCTTCACAGTTCGCAGGTCATACAGGTTCATGCCAATGTTCATCTTGGCATACTTCTCAATCTGGTAGGCTTGAACATTGGCATTGTGTGCAAAAACATCCCCAGTACGGCCATTTATCAGGTTCAGTGCAGTCCTGTTTGAGTGCATCACAGTCTCATGGATGTCCTTTTTTTTCTTCTTCCACAAATTCCCGATAAATATCTGGCCTTTTCTCCACTTTTCGTAAAACTCAGGTGAAATCTTGCCCTCTTGCAGTTGTTTTCTGTACATCTCATCACGGATCTTGAACCGATTCATGTGATAGTTCAGCTTTCTGGTAATGTCCTTCTCAGCTTGGCTGTATATCTCATCTATCCTGCTCTCCAGATCACTGATGGCATTGTCTGCATACCGGGTGCCCATGTCTGCCATGCTTTACACCTCAGTTTCTTCTTCATCCTCTTCAGATTCTTCATCATTGCCAGTATCAGCAGGTTTAAAATTACTCTTAGCCTCTTCCATGCGCTTCTTCATGATGTCAGGGATTTCATCAACGCTGATCCAAGGCAGTTTGCTCAGCACGGTTTCATCATCCAGATACTGGGCAACGCTCATGACCATTTCAGTCTGCTCTTTCTGGTTGCTGATCTTGTTCCGTTTGAAAATAGGTGTGTCATCAATTCCCATCAGGGAAAGGATTTTCCTCACAAAGTCAATCACCTGATACTCAAAGTCATCCGCATTCTCATCAAGCGGCTGATATGCGGCATCAATATGGTCATTGGTTGTTCCTGCTCCAATGGTGTGCACATCCAGTGCACCAAAGTCCTCATAGATTCTGTTTCGGATCATATCCAGATACGCACTGCGTGACTGATACGGCACTTCCTGCTGATATGGCTTGACATCGCTGTTTTCCATGTCAGCAATTGCCAGATGCTGAATCAGCAATCTGTCACGAAACTGTTGCAGTTCACTGTCAGTCATACCACCTGCTTTGCTGACAATCCAATAAATTTGGGCAACGTCCGACAAGTCGTTACAGAAGCCACTGCAGACCAAATCATAGCTGTCAATCTGTCTCTGCATCCCCACAAGCGTTGACTGATGCAGACTGCTTCCCCAGAAAGGGATAATGGGAAGGTGCACATAGTTTTCACTGCCTACCACCTCAGTACCATCTGCCTCAGATGTGCGGTATATCAGCTTGTATGCCCTTTTGGGTTCAACCAGTTCCAGATCAAAACCAGTGGTATCCCCTTTGCTTTTCCACTTGCTGTATCCATCCTGCTCATAAAGCACTGCAGTGACTGGCTTTTTGTCATCCAACTGCCACCACCTGATACCTGCCCTCAGACTGCCATCATCCTCATCCCACAAAGGGCAGAATTCAGTCACAGGGAAGACATACAGGTGTTCCATGTTCCAGAATCCAAATGTCACACCATGGATTATTGCTTTGTATCCCGCCGATTTCAGGTCTGTATCAAAATCCCTGCCCAGTTTATCCTTGACTCCATCAGAACCGAAATTAACCCCATTTCCGAGCGAATAGGTGCATCTCTGTGTGTTCAAGCGTCTGAAAAAGTTACTGGCTATTCTGCTGTTCGCCGCAGTAATGTCAGCAATGGTCTGACCTGTTGCAGTCATCAGTGTACGGACATAGTTGTAAATCGTGACATTCTTCTGCCTGTCATATTCATCAGCAAGCTTGGCAGTGCGGTACAGGTCTGATTCCATGTGCTGTTGGATTGCCTGCCTGATGAAATCACCCTGATTCTCAGCTTTCAGAAAATCCTGAAATGTAAGCATTTATATTCCCCCTTACCCAATAATTGATCTGTATGCCATGGTGTTATGCTTGTCATAGTACCTGCACACCACTGATGCAGAGTCAGGTG